CTGTCGCGCGGGGCCATTCAGAAGGCGCGCAAGGCCGGTAGGCTGGCGGTCTACAGCGATGGCTCGATAAACGCCGCAGCCTCGGACGTACGACGGGCAGAGATGACCGACCCCGATCAGCAGCGGCGCAGCACCGGCGGAGACAGTGGCTTCTCGGGGCCAGCGGACAGCTCGTCATATCTCAAGGCCCGCACCGCGCTGACGGTTTATCAGGCGCAGGAACGCCAACTGGCGATCCAGAAGAAGAAGGGCACGCTGGTGGATCGCGCCCGCGCCGAGACGCTGGTGTTTCGCCTCGCGCGGCAAGAGCGCGACGTCTGGGTGACCTGGCCCAGCAGGGTGGCGGCGCTGATGGCCGCCGAAGTCGCAGCGGAGGTGGAAAAACAATCCGGCAATCCGGAGCAACCAGTGATCATCGAGGCCGCGATCCTGCAGAGGGTGCTGGAAACCCATGTCAGAGCGCAACTCGACGCCCTTGCCGATCTCCGGGTCAGTCTCGGATAACGGAGACGATACAACCGACACCGATCTGACCGAAGATCAGCTGACGGACGGGCTCGACCTCGACTTTGACGGGGCCGAGGACATCCTGCGGTCCTGGCGTCGCGGCATGCGGCCCGATCCGGACCTGACGGTGTCGGAATGGGCGGACCAACACCGCAAACTATCGTCGCGCGCCAGTGCGGAACCGGGCCAGTACCGCACCGCGCGCACGCCGTATCTGCGCGAGATCATGGATGCTCTGTCGCCCCGCCACCCAGCGCAGCGGATCAGCTTCATGAAAGCCGCACAAGTCGGGGCGACAGAGGCTGGCAACAACTGGATCGGCTTTGTCATCCATCATGCACCGGGCCCGATGCTGGCAGTGCTGCCGACGGTGGAAATGGCCAAACGCACCTCGCGCGGGCGGCTTGATCCGCTGATCGCGGAAAGCCCAGCGCTGCGGGAACGGGTCAATCCAGCGCGGTCGCGCGATGCGGGCAACTCAATGCTGTCAAAGGAATTCCCCGGCGGCATTCTGGTGCTGACCGGTGCCAACTCGGCCACCGGCCTGCGGTCGATGCCCGCACGCTACATCTTTCTCGATGAGGTCGACGCCTATCCGGCTTCCGCCGATGAGGAAGGCGATCCGGTCACCCTCGCCGAGGCGCGCACCACCACCTTTTCGCACCGGCGCAAGGTGTTCATGGTCTCGACGCCGACGATCCGGGGCATCAGCCGGATCGAACGGGAATATGAGGCCAGCGATCAGCGGCGGTATTTCGTGCCCTGTCCACATTGCGGGGCGATGCAGTGGCTGCAGTTTGAAAGGCTGCGCTGGGACAAGGACCGCCCTGACACCGCCGCCTATCATTGCGAGGGCTGCGAGAAGCCCATCGCAGAGCATCACAAGACGCAGATGCTGGAGCGGGGCGAATGGCGGCCAACTGCTGTTGCAGCCGATCCGCATTCCATCGGTTTTCACCTCTCGGCGCTCTATTCGCCGCTGGGTTGGAAAAGCTGGGCGCAGATCGCGCGGGACTGGCTGGCAGCGCAGGGCTCGGAAGAGATGCTGCGCGCGGCGCGCAACACGCTGCTGGGCGAGACGTGGGTGGAGTCGGGCGATGCGCCGGAATGGCAGCGGCTGGCGGAACGTCGCGAGGCGTTCGGATTGCAGATCCCCGAGGGTGGTCTGTTCCTGACGGCTGGCGTTGATGTGCAGAAGGACCGGATCGAGGTCGATGTCTGGGCCTGGGGTCGCGGGCTGGAAAGCTGGCTGATCGATCACATCGTCATTCCGGGCGGTCCTGACGATCCGGCCTGCTGGGAAAAGCTGACGGCTCTGTTGGGGCGGACATGGGCCCATGCCAACGGCGCTGTGATGGTGATCGCCAAGCTGGCGATCGACACCGGCTATGAAGCGGCAGCGGTTTATGCCTGGGCGCGGGCGCAGGGCTTCGAGCAGGTCTCGCCCATCAAAGGGCTGGAAGGCTTCAACCGCGCGACGCCAGTATCGGGCCCCACCTTTGTCGATGCCACCATCGGTGGCAAGCGCCTGCGCCGCGGCGCACGGCTTTGGTCGATCGCCACGGCGACATTCAAGACCGAGACCTATCGCTTCCTGCGGCTGGAACGGCCCAGCGACGAAGACCGGAGCTTGGGCGTCTGCGATGCCCCCGGCACTGTGCATTTGCCCGACTGGATCGACACCGAATGGCTGAAGCAGCTGGTGGCAGAACAGCTGGTCACTGTGCGCAACAAGCGCGGCTATGCCCATCCCGAATGGCAGAAGATGCGCGAGAGGAACGAAGCGCTGGACTGCAGGGTCTATGCAAGGGCGGCCGCGTGGATCCTTGGCGCGGATCGCTGGGACGAGGCGACATGGCGCAGGCTTGAAGAACAGGCCGGGGTCGAGACCCGCCCACCTGTCGCCCCGGTTGCAGTGGATAGCGCGGCCCCGGAACCAGACTCGCCGCAACCTGCCAAGGCCGGAACGCCAACCACGCCACGCCGCAAGCGCCGGGTCTACACACCGAACTTCATGAGGGACTGAGATGGATCTGGAACGGATGCGCGCGCTGCTGGCCGCACTGCAGGAGGCGCGCTACGCGGGCGTCCGCTCGGTCAGCTATGACGGCAAAACCATTGCCTATGGCTCGGATGCGGAACTGGCGAATGCCATTGCCGATCTGGAAGGTCGGATTGCCACGGCCACCTCCGGCACCCCGCGTCGTCGCCGCTGGGGCACTATTGCCACGAAGGGCCTGTGATCCATGGCGTTTGAAGCCTTCCGTCAACGCATCGGCAGCATCATCGGTGGCTTCGACGCGGCGCAGGCCCACCGGCGGCTGCGGGGCTTCCGTGCCAGCCGCGCCCATGTGAACACGCTGATCGCAGCGACTGGCGACACGATCACGGCCCGTGCGCGCTGGCTTGTGCGCAACAACGGCTATGCGGCCAACGCGGTGGAATCCTTCGCCAGCAACGTCGTGGGTGATGGCATCAAGCCGTCCAGTTCCATTGCGGATGCCGCAAAGAAGGAAGAGTTGCAGGCGCTGTGGCTCGCGTGGACCGATGATGCCGACGCCGAAGGGCTGACCGATTTCTACGGGCTGCAGCGCCGGGCGGCGCGCGAGGTCTATCTCGCGGGTGAGGTGTTCATCCGGATTCGGCCGCGCCGGGCCGAGGACGGTCTGACCGTGCCGCTGCAATTACAGATGCTGCCTGCAGAAATGCTGCCGCTCGACATGAGCCGCGAATTGCCCGGCGTTGGCCTGATCCGGCAGGGGATTGAGTTCGACGGCATCGGCCGCCGCGTTGCCTATCACTTCCTGCGCCGCCATCCCGGCGATTTGACCGATCCGGGGCTTGCGGGCGAGACGACACGGGTGCCTGCATCCGAAGTGATCCACGTATTGGACCCGGTCGAGGCCGGTCAGCTACGCGGCGTGTCGCGATTTTCCGCTGCGATCGTGAAACTGTTCACGCTGGATCTCTACGATGACGCTGAACTGGAGCGGAAGAAGATCGCGGCGATGTTCGCGATGTTCATCACCTCCCCCGCCCCGGAAACGCCGCTGGAACCGACCGAGGAGGATCTGGAGGTTGAGCCCGGCCAGGTGGTGCGTCTCGATCCCGGCGAGGATGTCTCGACCCCAGCCACACCGGATTCCGGTGGCACCTACGAGCCGTTCCAGTACCGGACCTTGCTGCAAATCGCGGCGGCGCTGGGCATTCCCTACGGCTATCTGACCGGCGACACCGCCAAGGGCAATTTCTCCAATACCCGAATATCGCTGGTGGATTTTCGGCGCCGCATCTCGGCCTTCCAGCACAGTGTGATGGTCTATCAGATGGGCCGCGCGGTCTGGACCCGCTGGATGGATGTGGCGGTGCTGTCGGGCGCGCTGGACCTGCCCGGCTATGACAGCCAGCGGCGGCAGTATCAGGCCTGCGCCTGGCTGCCCACGAAATGGGACTGGATCGACCCGATGAAAGACGCCTCGGCCGAGATCCTGCAGATCGAAGCCGGGCTGAAATCCCGCACGCAGGCAATTTCCGAGCGCGGCTACGACGCCGAACAGGTCGACCGCGAGATTGCCGCCGAACGTAAACGGGAACTTGCGCTGGGCCTCGATTTCCGGCGACCGGGATCTCCGGCGCAGGGGCCGGGAACTGCGAGCGGCAGTGATGACAAGAAGGATGGCGCGGAAGGCGACGGTGCGCCGGAAGACACTGAAGACGAGTCCAACCCCAAGGATGAACCGTGATGCATCATGCCCAGATCGCCCAGCGCGCCTTCAATACGCCGCTGATGGTGGACCCTGCCAAGGCACTGGCGTTCCTCTCGGGGCTCGGCCCGCGCATCACCGGGCAGGAAATCACCTTTCAGGGCGTGGAGGCCGATGCCGCTGATCAGGCGGCCGCCGCCCTGCCCGCCCGAGCCTCGCTGTTCGGCACTGACCTCGCCCAGCGCCATCAGCGCAATGGAAGCCAGCCCTACGCAATGGTCGATGGAATCGCCGTGATCGAAATCGCCGGAACGCTGGTGCATCGCGGGGCGTGGATCGGGCAATCCTCGGGCCTCACCTCCTATGAAGGCATCGCTGCCCAGATCGACGCGGCGATCACGGACCCTGCGGTGCTCGGCATTGCCCTCGACATCGACAGCTTCGGTGGCGAGGTCGCCGGGGCCTTCGATCTGGCCGACCGCATCCGGGCCGCACGCGCGCAAAAGCCGGTCCATGCTTTCGTGGCGGAACATGCGCTGTCCGCTGGCTATGTCCTCGCCTCCCAGGCCGATCGGATCATCCTGCCGCGCACCGGGGCTGTCGGAAGCATCGGGGTGGTGGCTCTGCACACCGACATGAGCGGCGCGCTGGACCAGAAAGGCATCGCCGTCACGCTGATCCATGCCGGAGTCCACAAGATCGACGCCAATCCTTACCAGCCCCTGCCCGAGGCCGTAGGCAATCAAATGCAGCGCGAGCTCGAGGATTTGCGCCAGCTCTTCGCCCAGACCGTCGCCGATGGTCGTGGAGACCGGATCGACGTCGCGCGGGCGCTGGGCACCGAAGCGGCGGTGTTTCGGGGCGAGGCCGCAATCTTTGCAGGTCTTGCCGACGAACTGGCGGATCCAATCACCGCCTTCCGCACCTTCGCAGCCGCCCCGCGCGGCACCAATCCCACCAGCAGAAAGGGTCCACAGATGACCGCCAAACCGACTGACACCCAGAACCCGACCGACACAGTTATTCCCTCCGC